AGCCCTAATAATAACAACACCAACAAATCTTGACTAATAAACCCCACTATAGTATATTTAAAGCATGATTCGACTATATAGAATTAGACACTATCTAGGAACCTACCAAGTATATAACAGCCTAACTGGTGCTATTCAATCAGCTTGGAGAACGGCTCTAGAAGCTAACGAAGTAGCTAATAGATTAAACAGGAGATCTTAATATGCGTATACCAAATGTAAGTGATATAGCCTTTGCAGTCTTAGTTTGGGGTTGTGTATTAGTCTGTCAGATTATCGATTTCTTTGTTGTACATTAATTTAGTTGTATCTAATAGGACACATAGACAAGGATGTAAGCTGAGAATATCCTCAGACTACTCCCGGCTAAGAGGTCCTAGGTATTATCCGGTGAAAGGGCGCTATATGCTTCCCTAGTACTAGGATAACAAAGGATATAACATGGCAAATAGAAATTTCGCTAACTCTCGTATGTACACTGGGCACGTAATGCCCGTTCTCTTAGATTGTAACTTCATCGTAGACTCTTCAAACGGTAATGGACTTGGGATTAGATCTCTCAAAGGACCATACATTCAGAACGTATTCATGCATACTTCTGCAACTCCTGGACTTGGAAACTCAAATCCTTCAACTCCTGGAATCTCTGTAACAAATCCAAATCCAGCTTCTGGAACTATTGTAATCCAATTTCAAGACAACTATAGCCGACTTTACACAGGCGGAAACGCTATCGTATCTCCAGTAGGATCTTCTCTCAAAGTCGATGCTAGTGACGCTGCTCTTACCATCGGCGTCCCTTATATTATCACCATCTTAGGAGATGCTACAGCAGCTGATTGGTTAGCTCTTGGAGTTCCAGCAGGTTTAACCCCCGCAGTTGGACTAGCTTTCATTGCTAAAGCAACTGGATCAGGTGTCGCTTCTATATCTCGAGTAGCTCCAACCGCAGCTGCTGGATCAGCAGTTATGTCAATTGAAACCGTTGGAGACAGCGATCAAGCTTTAGCTCCCGCTCAACCTCTTAACTTTCCCCAAGGCTTCGGCGGACAAATTATTCTTCAATGCAGAAATTCATCCGGTGCTTTAGCAGCTCCTGCTGATGGATCTGTAATCAGCCTTAGCTTCCTATTAAGCAATAGTTCTGTTCAAATAGCTGGCGAGTAATCGTCTAGCGTTAATATATTGGCTCGGTAGAACGTATAAACAGTGGATCTACCGAGCCACTTTTAGGAGCTTAAATGGCTGCACCTAGCACCCCAGTAAATTTTTACGTTCAGCAGGGCAATCGACAAGTCTTTTTGAGCTGGGATATTTCAGCAGGCGCAACTTCGTACTTAATACAACGAAGTTTAGATAATGTAAACTTCACTGCTTTAGCTACTGTCACTAACAACAGTTACTTAGATATAGCTGTAACAGCAGGTGTTCAATACTTCTATAACCTTGCGGCTTCTAATGGCACTGTTAGCCCTTATACACCTTCTCAAGGCATTATACCTACCCCTACAGCTGAAATGAGCTTAGGTCAGTTAAGACTCATGTCTCAACAACGTGCGGATAGAGTTGGATCTAACTTTGTAACCCTACCTGAGTGGAATACTTTCATTAATCAGGCCATGTACGAACTCTACGATCTACTAGTTACAGCAGACGAAGAATACTTCATAGCAACTCCCGCTCAATGGCCATCACAACCTAATAACAACAATCAAACCTATTTATATCCTCTCCCTGATGGTGTTACGTCTTTTAGCAACGGTATCAACGGAACTCCAGGATACATAGCACCACCTTTCTATAAGATGAAGGGTGTTGATCTATCGCTTAATACGGCAAATAATGCTTGGGTAACTATAAACAAGTTTAATTTCATGGATAGAAACAAGTTTGTTTATCCTAATACTGCATCAACCATCTACGGTGTCTTTAACCTACAATATCGTGTCTTAGGAAACAACATAGAGCTAATCCCTACACCTTCGGCAGGTCAAAACCTACGTATATGGTATATTCCTAGACTTCCTCAATTGTTATTAGATACAGATTTAACTTCCACCGGTATTTCAGGTTGGAATCAATATATCATCGTTAGAGCTGCTAAGTATGCACTAGATAAAGAAGAATCTGATACAACTAAATTAGATCAAGAACTTGTATTCCTTAAACAACGAATCGAAGAAACCGCAGATAATCGAGATATGGGTCAACCTGATAGAGTTACAGACATAAGACAAAATGGTCAATGGGGCTCTATGAGTGGCGGCTATGGTAACGGAGGTCCAATTGGTGGTTTCTAGTATGATTAAAAATATAATTTTCAGTTTCTTAATAGCTTGTTTAGCCTTGGTGTCTATACATCTTGGCTATTTCATAGGTCATGAAGATGGGTTTGAAATAGGTAAACGAGTGGGTGCCATAGAAGCAATGCTCCATAAAGGGGGATCTTGTTTCCTACATAATGGGAGAGCTGAATAATGAGTCTGCCGACCTTTAAAGATCCGAATACGAATATGATGCTTATGCAGTCTTCGTGGTCTTCACAGCTTAACCCCGTTCTCGGTAATCCGTTGACTAACCCAACGTTACTGAAGAATGTGTCTTTAAAGACAGGTGCTAATGTCATTAATCATACTTTAGGGTCAACTCCTATCGGATGGATAGTGACAGATATTAATGCTGTAGCTTCAATATATAGGTCAGCAGCTTTCAACTCTTTAACTTTAACTTTAACAAGTTCGGCACCCTGCGTGGTGTCACTGGCGGTCTTTTAGTATGTCATACACCTTAACTCCAAACATGAATTTAGTGGTTCCAGGCGTAGGCACAGAAGCCGGACCACAGTATGCAACTGATATTAATAGCTCTTTAGCCATTATTGATGGTCATAACCACAGCATAGGCAGCGGAGTTCAAATTACACCAAATGGATTGAACATCAATGCTTCATTACCAATGAATGGTAATTATTTAACCTCGACTGGATCTATAACATTTACGTCTCAAGTTACTCCTATTGCAGCTGCAAATAATCTATATGAAGTTGTTAACGATCTATGGTTTACCAATGGGTCTGGTTTACCCATACAGATTACAAATGGATCTGGAATCAATGTAACTTCTAGTGGTATAGCCTCAGGAACCGCCTCAGCATCCTTCGTTGGTGGAGTCTTAGTGGTAAATTCAGCCGCAAATACACCCGCCGCTATTCAAGGTGGACCAATTAGCATCGGTAACATCATCGCTAGTTCCAACTTTATTACTTTACAAGCTCCAAATGCGTTAGGATCAAATCAATCTATAACTTTACCTCAAACTCCTTCTGTTGCTAGCGTCGTAACCATGGATACCAGCGGTAACATGGCGACTGCAAATGCTACTGGATTTTCATTACCCGCAGGCATGATGGCTCCTTATGGGGGGGCCGTGACACCTAGTGGATGGCTATTATGTAACGGTGCTGCAGTCTCTAGAACGGTTTATGCTAATTTATTTGCAGCTATTGGAACCGGGTGGGGATCTGGAGATGGATCTACTACATTTAATATACCGCAAACACAAGGGGTGTTCCTCCGAGGTGTCGATAACGGTCAAATGAATGACCCCGACACTTTAACTCGTACGGCGATACAACCTGGCGGTAACTCTGGAGATAACGTGGGATCTTATCAGGGATGGCAAATTCAATCCCATAATCATACTCTCTCCGATCCAACACATCATCATACCTACGCAGCTCCAAACGGGGGCTCTGGTGGGGGATCTGCTAGCGGAACAACAGGACAAGCACCTGCCACTAATACTTCAAGCTCAGCAACTGGTATTACTATTGCTGCAACCGGTGGTAACCAAACCAATCCAAACAACGTTTATGTGAATTATATCATAAAGACTTAAAGGATTTATGTTACAAAAACAAGCTATAGACATCAGCTTTGCTCAAGGTCTCGATTTAAAAACAGATCCATTCCGAGTTCAACCTGGAAAGTTTTTAGCATTGCAGAATTCTATCTTTGACAAAGGTGGACAATTACAAAAACGTAATGGTTTTAAAGCTTTATCTCCCTTACCAAGTCAATCAGCTTCATATTTAACCACCTTCAACGGTAATCTAACCGCTTTAGGTACAACTCTTGAATCGTATTCCTCAGGTAATGCAACTTGGATAGATAAAGGTCCCATTCTTCCGGTTGACTTAGCTACACTACCAGTAGTGAGAAATGGGTATTATCAGTCTCAAGCAGATTCAGTCGTAGCGGCGAATGGGTTAGCATGCGTGGCTTATACGGAGTATACCCCCGTAAGCGGAGTATTAACACCGACTCATAAATATATAGTTATTGATTCTATAACCGGACAAAATATAGTTGCCCCCACATTAATACCTAATGCAGATGCAACCTATGGAACTCCAAGAGTATTTTTATTAGGAAATTACTTCATTATTCTATATACATCTCATACATCAGGCTACAATTTACAGTATATAGCTGTAGGCGTCACAACCCCCACTAATGTGAGTCTTCCTACGACAGTTGCAGTAAATTATACGCCAACTGCAGATCTTTCTTTTGATGGTACAGTCGTTAACGATACGTTATATATTGGTTATAATACCACCTCTGGTGGACAATCAATAAAGGTTACTTCTTTATCACAATCCCTGATAATGAGTGCAACTCGTACCTATGCTGGTTCTAAAGCTACATCTATAAGCGTTACAGCCGATAATACAACACTACCAAATCCAATTATTTACATATCGTTTTATGATTCCGTATCTACCAACGGCCATGTATTAGCAGTTTACTTTGATTTATCTTTAGCTTTAGCCCCCACACAATTTATAACTGGCGAAGCGGTAGTTAATTTAACCTCTGTGGCTCAAAACGGTATTTGCACTGTATTCTATGAAGTTGCTAATACATATAGCTATGGATCTAATTTAGAAACTAATTACGTAAAAACTAACACTATTACGTTCTTAGGTGTTGTCGGTACATCTTCTATAATTCGAAGGTCTGTTGGATTAGCGTCTAAAGCCTTCTTATATAACTCCAATCCATATGTCTTAACAATCTATAGTTCAGACTATCAACCGACTTATTTTTTATTAGATAATGACGGAACTATAATATCTAAGTTAGCCTACTCAAACGGTGGACAGTATTATACAACAGGACTACCTAATACAACCTTAATCGGAAACTCTGTAACACTACCTTATCTGTATAAAGATCAGATTCAAGCTGCTAATAAGACTCAAGGTATTGCGGATTCAGCTGGTGTCTATGCTCAATTAGGCGTCAACCTAGTAACCTTTAACTTTCAACCTTCAGCAGTTGTAACTTCCGAAATAGGCAGTAATCTAAACTATACTGGTGGATACTTATCTATGTACGATGGGGTTAAACCTGTTGAACAAGGGTTTTTCCTTTGGCCAGATAATATTGGTATATCCAGTACGACCCTATCTCCAGTTACAAGCGGTGGCACAACAGTTGTGGGATCTACTACAATCTCAGGTATTAGCACAACAGGTATTTATATAGGCGACGGTATATCTGGAACTGGTATACCCACAGGTGCATTAGTTGCTGAAATATTACCATCAACCATTATAATGGATATGCCAGCAACCGCCGCTGGTACGAATTCTTTCTCTTTTACAAGTTCTTTAACTGCCCAACAATATTTTTATCAAGTTACGTATGAATGGACTGACAACCAAGGTAATTTGTTTAGAAGTGCCCCATCAATACCCGTCGGTATTGATGTATCAACCGATAATGCTGTAATCTTAAACATTCCCACACTTCGGCTTACTTATAAAACTAATGTAAGTATTGTAGTTTATAGATGGTCAACAGCACAGCAAAACTATTACCAAGTGACATCTATAACTTCACCGTTATTAAATGACCCTACTGTGGATTCGATTACCTTCACAGATACAAATAGTGATGCAAATATCTTAGGTAATAACCTAATCTATACAACTGGGGGGGTCATAGAGAATATCGCACCTCCAGCTACCGACTTAATAACCTTATTTAATAATAGATTGTGGTTATTAGATGCAGAAGATCGTAATCTATTGTGGTTCTCTAAGCAAGTCATAGAAGCAACACCAGTTGAGATGTCAGACTTGTTGACTCTTTATGTTGCTCCTACGACAGCCTCTGAAGGATCTACAGGTCCTATAACAGCCATATCCCCTATGGACGATAAACTAATTATATTTAAGCAAAATGCTTTAGGGTATATTAATGGTATTGGACCAGATAATACAGGGTCTAACAGTCAATATTCTGACTTTAACTTAATTAATTCAGTTGTAGGATGTACTAATCAGAATAGTATCGTCTTCATGCCTCAAGGATTAATGTTCCAATCTAACAAAGGAATTTGGTTAGTTGGACGTGACCTATCAACTCAATACATTGGTGCTCCTGTAGAGTCTTTAACCGCAGGAACAACAGTCCTTAGTGCTATCAATGTACCGGCTACAAATCAGGTTCGCTTTACCCTTACTAGCGGCATTACGTTGATATACGACTACTATTACTCTCAATGGGGCACATTTGTTAATGTACCTGCGATCTCTTCTACTATCTACCAAGAACTACACACTTTCATAAATAGTTATGGCCAAGTTTTTCAAGAATCAGTAGGTTCTTATCTAGATGGTTCTAATCCTGTTCTTATGAGTTTCACCACTGGGTGGATGAATTTAGCAGGTGTACAAGGCTTTGAACGTTTTTATCAGATGTATTTATTAGGTCAATACCTATCTCCATTTAACCTTAATGTCCAAATTGCGTATGATTATAACCCTTCGCCAATACAAGCAACACTTGTATCACCTAGTCAAACTCCTGTAAGTTGGGGTAGTGATGCTCAATGGGGTTCAGGTTCTACTTGGGGCAGCCAAGGCAGCGGTGGTTGGGAAGGTCAAGCTAATGTGTTTGAAGCTAGAGTATTCCCCCAACGACAAAAGTGTGAAGCTTTCCAGATTACAATCAATGAAGTGTATAATCCAGCAGCCGGCGGAGTTGCAGGTGCAGGCTTAACTCTTACAGGTCTTAATCTTGTTGTTGGCATGAAACGTGGCTTTAGAACTAGCAAAGCTTCTCGTAACTTCGGCTAAAATTGACACAAAAACTAGATCGTGGAGACTTATGGTAAATTTAATTGACACCAAGTTCCAACTTGCGCTAACATATCCTCAGTGGATTCTTTATTTAGAAGATGATTCTAATGTTGAGCAACTACTACAGTATTTGTTAGAAATCCGTAGTGAACAAGGAGAAATATGCTAGTTATACCTATTGAAAGTCATGTTGGTCCTCAAGTTCGTGGAATGATTCAACTTTTAGAATCAAGAAATATGTCACCTGGTTTGATTAATGACCTACCTGTATTCGGTCTAATTGCATACGACAATGGCGAACCTGTAGCTGCTGGTTTTCTTCGTGATATTGAAGGACCGTATGCAATGCTTGATAGTTACATAACTAATCCTAATGCTCCTGCTAAAGTAAGAAATAGAGCATTAAACTTGATTACAGATAAGTTAATCAAGGTTGCAAGATTAAACGATAAAGTTAAACTACTTGCATTTACTGCAGATCTTCATACTCATTGGAGATCTTTAGAACATGGATTTACGTACTTACCCCATACTTTCTCAGCAATAACACTTAAATAGGACATATAGACAAGATTAGAGACGATTATACGTCTTAAACCTTATCTATAGGAGCGTCCATGCCATTCCTAGCCCCCCTAATACCTGCTATTGCAGGCGGAATAGCTTCTGCTGCTGCAGGTGCTGGAGTAAATGCATTAACTAAAGGTGCTCAATCTACTCCAGGCCAAGTTAATCTTAACGATGATGCAACTCAAGCTGGGATGGGAAATCAAGCTCAGCTTGCTAATGCACTACAAAGTGCAGGCGGCGTATCTAACGAGCAATCAGTTTACAATCAACAACAACAATTAGCTAACCAACTTGGTCAAATGTCTCAAGGCGCCGGTCCTAATCCTGCTTTAGCTCAATTGGCTCAAACCACAGGGCAAAATGTTTCTAACCAAGCAGCATTAATGGCTGGACAACGTGGAGCAGGCTCGAATGCAGGTCTTATAGCAAGACAGGCGGGACAACAAGGCGCTGCAACTGAGCAACAAGCAGTAGGACAAGCTGCAACTCTTAGAGCTCAACAGCAATTAAATGCAATCGGTGCGTTACAAGCTCAACAAGGTCAATTAGCCGGATTATCAACTACTCAAGTTAATCAACAACAAGCAGCCGCAAATGCTCAGACTCAATCTGCCTTAGCTCAGCAACAACAGCAATTACAACAAGCTCAAGGTGTTAATGATATAGCCCAGAAGCAAGGTCAACAACAAGCAGGTATTATTGGTCAAATCGGCGGTGGTATTGCATCAGGTCTAGGAACGGCAGTTACTAGCGCTCTTAATTCTCCTTCTACACCAGCTCCAGCACCGTCAGCCGGCGCTAACTACGCTAATCAATTAGGTCTATCTGCACCTCAGACACTTGCTGAAGGCGGACAAGTACAAACAGGCTTTGATTCTATTAAAAAAGAAAACTACAAAGGCAAATCTAAAATGGGACGTATGATGTATGCCGGTGGTGGTCAAATCGACATGAAGGTCGGTGGACATGTCCCTGGTAAAGCTAAGGTCGGGGGGGCTAAAGATAGTTACTCTAACGATACAGTTCCTGCAATCCTCAGTCCAGGGGAGATAGTATTACCAAGATCAGTAACTCAATCCGCTAATCCTACAGAAGCTGCAGCTAAATTTGTCGCCTCTATCAAATCAAAGAAAAAGGGGAAATAGCCGTGAAGGTTAAAGTAGATCTTTCAAAGTTTAAACTTAAACATAAAAATGAAACTCATGCTACGTTAGTGCACCCAGACGGCCATGAGGTTAAATTATCAGTTAAAGCTCTTCATCCTATGAACCGAAAGAATTTAGATGGTTTAAAGATGGCGGATGGTGGAACAGCTTACGATCCTTTTAAACATCCAGAAGGTCAGGCTCCAAAAGAACCAAGTCATTATTCTAAAGCAGATGAGAGTGTTGCAGCCGAAGATGATAAGCCTAAAGCTCATAAAGCTCCAGCAGACTCTACAGGATTTACTAGTTCAGCTGAGAAACATCTCGACACAGATAAAACTAGTAAGCTCAAAGCGTTTGCAAGCGGTGGTGAAATTAACCCTAAACTAGAGCAATCAAGAGTAGATCTATCTAGACTTCAACCTCAAATGAAACCTGTAGGTGGTGTAAGAGCTGCTGAAGGCGGAGAACTAGAAGTAGAAGAACTTGAACATCCAGTAGCTAAAAATCCTGTAGATTACGAACCAGTTCATCAACCAAAAGTAGAGAAATTAGAACATCCCGAACCTAAACATCCTATAAAGTATGAGAAGATGGCTGAAGGTGGAGAAGCAGAACAGTCTTCAGATCAACAACCTATTGTTATTAACAATATGCCCCCAGCACCTCAATTAAGTCCAGCTGAAATGGATCAAATGGGGATGCAAGGAATGCCATCTCAACAACCTGCCCAGCCTAAAGATCAGGGTATGGCAGCTCAACCACAACAACCTCAACAGCCTCAACAGCCTAAAGCTGATAATATGCCTACAACTATGGGTGGTTATCAACAACAAGCTGCAGGTATTCAGGGACAAGCTAAGGCCGAATCTAAAGGTCAAGCTGAACAAGCTAAAGTAATGGCTGAACAAGCTGGTGCAGTTAATCAACTAATGACTGATCACCAAGCTAAAGTTCAAGAGATTGAAACTGAACGAAAAGCATTGATGCAAGATTATCTAGATGGACATATTGATCCAAATAGATTTATGGGATCAAAAGATACTACAGGCCGTATCCTTACAGGCATTGGACTTGCATTGGGTGGTCTTGGAGCAGGACTTAACGGTGGATCCAATCAAGCATTAGACTTCTTAAACAAGCAAATCGATAGAGATATTGATGCTCAAAAAGCTGATTTAGGTAAGAAACATACATTATTAAGTATGAATATGGATCGTCTGAAGGATGAGAACGCCGCTGTTCAAGTCACCAGAATGCAGATGCAAGATCTAATGTCAGCTAAGATTGGTCAATCAGCAGCTAAAGCGCAAAGTGCTATAGCTAAGTCTCGAGGTCAACAATTATTAGGTCAATTACAACAACAAACAGCTCCTGTAGTTCAACAAATGGCTGTTCGTGATATGCTGAGTAGTGCTAAACCAGAACAGTTGCAAAAGATGGATCCTTCACAACTTGTAACCTCAATAGTTCCTCCAGATAAACAAAAAGAAGTTACACACGAAATAGCATTAGCTCAAAATGCTAAAATCAATAGTGATAATATCTTAAAGCATTTTGATGAAGCTTCTAAAGAGAACACAGTTGCAGGTCGTGTAAGTCGATTAGGCTTCACCCCCCCATCTATTCTCTCTATGAGATCTATGATGTTACCTCTAATTCATGACTTAGAAGGTCGAGTTAACGAATTCGAACAAAAAACTACTTCAGATTTAGAACCTAAACCAGGTGATAAAGCATCCACCATTTCGGCAAAGAAAAAAGCCTTAGTTGAATTTTTAGCTCAAAAGTCTTCCGCTCCAATGGCTAAAAGCTTTGGATTAGACTTAGAAAAATTTGGCTCTACAGCTAAACCTGGAACATTGACACCTGAGCAAAATCAATACGTTCAATGGGCAAAAGCCAATCCCAACGACCCGCGGTCTAAATTAGTACTTAAAAAACTTAACGTAGAATAGGAATCGGTATGTCCGAGAATACACCTCCTGGACTTGATGAATTCTTAGCTAGTCCAGCCTCTCAAACTGAAGCATCGCCTATGGCACCTAAATCAGGTGAACCCGCAGGTTTAGACGCATTCATAGCTCCTGAGGTTCAAGAGGAAAAGTACGGTTCTTTAGGGCAACAAGCTATAACAGCTGCAGAAAGCGCTGGAAAGGGCCTTGCTGGCCCGGTAGCACCTCTATTAGAAGAAGCTGCAGGCGTTAATCCAGAAGATATTAGAGCTAGAGCAGAAGAGAACCCAGCGACAGCATTTGCAGGAGAGGCTGCAGGGTTTGTAGCTCCTGCTTTGGCATCATTTGGTTCAAGTGCTGCAGCTAAAGTAGGATTAACAGGTCTTGCAAAAGCTATTCCTACTATATCAAAGTTTACGCAATTAGGCGCTTTAGAAAAGATTAGTGCTAAATTAGCTCCCATAGCCGGTGAAACCTTAGCCTCTAAAATTGGTTCAGCCGCCGCTAAAGGTGCTATTGAGAACATGTTATTAACTGGTAGTGATGAAGTGTCCAGAATGATACTTCACGATCCAGAACAATCTGTACAAAGTGCAGTTGCTGATTTAGGACTCTCCGCTGTATTAGGGGGGGCCTTAGGCGGTGGATTAAAAGGTGCTGGTCATCTTTGGGATGCAACTGTAGGTAGCAAAGCTGCTCAATTAGCTGCTGACTTTAAAGGTCGTATTAATGAACATATCCACAATCCTGATCCTGTAGCTGCTATGGGAGAGGAACTCGCAACATTGCATAAGAATGTTACTGGGTTAGCGGATGAAGTATATGGTGCATCAGGCCTTAAAGCTAAAGATATTGAAGCTTCAGTACCTCACATGCATGAAGGTATTGTAGGACAAATTAATGAAGTTTCCGATAAAGTACAGAAAACATTAGATAAATTAAGTAAAGATGATCATGCTGGGTTGTTAGAAGATGTATTCACCAAGTACAAAGAAGCAGTAACAACTGATGAACCTGCTAAGATATTCAATGCTACGCAAGAGTTAAAACAACAACTGCAAGAGTGGGGTCGATTTAATAAGGATATAGTTCCACTTAAAGAACGACCTTTTAGAAATGCAGCTAAAGATTTAGCTGCTAATCTGAAAACAAGTTTAGAAGATACTAAGATATGGGGAAAAGCTGCAGAACGACAATCTTCAATTAATAAAGCTTTTACAGAATACTTACCTGCGCTTAGAGATTTTGAATCTACATTCATGAATAAAGTTGGTGAAGAAAAGGTTATTAATCCTGGTAAAATCAATACTTATCTGAATCAGTTAGGTAAAGCTAACGCTGAGATTAAACAGGCTAAACTACAAAACTTTATTGATGCATCAAAGAAGTATCAAAAGGTCATTTCTGACACACATATGAACTTGGGTATGGACGCTCCTGAAATTCATAGTCCTTTAAATGTGACGATGTCCTCTTTAGAAGAAAAGACTCTCGGCTCTAAACTTGCTGACATGTTCATCCAAAAAGGTTTAACTGATGTCGGTAGTGAAGCTTTAGGAGCTACTATTGGTGGAAGTATCGGTCACGCCGCAGGCATTCATAGCGGAGTAGGCGCCTTATTAGGAGCTAAAGCTTTAGGACCTTTCTTTAAATCTATATTACCCGCACTAGCTAAGGGGTTTATGGATAAACCGGCTGCCTCGATGGGCGTTAAAGCAGCCATTGATCATACAGCTGCAGTAGCTAAAGGTAATGAATTAATTAACAAAGCTACTAAGAATATCTTTAAACTCGGCGTTGCTGTATTACCAGAGCATGCTAAACCTACAGATAAAGATAGAGAAAAACTTAATAAAAATCTTAGATCTATTCAAGGCAATCCGGAGCCTATGTTTACAAAGGATGATAAATTGGCACATTATATGCCTCAACAATCATCTGCTCAAGATCAAATGTTCGGTAGTGTTATAAACTATTTAAATGGAATTAGAACAGATTTAGACCGAAAATCTCCTTTAGATAGTAAACCTGTACCATCCTCTACTCAAAAAGCTGCTTTTAATAACGCTTTAGATATAGCTCAACAACCCTTGATTGTACTCGATAAGATCAAGAATGGTACTTTAACGGCTAAAGACATCGAACATATCGGTAGTATGTATCCACAACTTTATAATGGTTTAAAAACAAAGTTAATGGAACAGATAACAGAAACCGTTAAAAAACAAGAAGTTATCCCTTATAGAACTAGAATTGGCTTATCCATGTTCTTAGCTGAACCATTAGATAGTACAATGAATCCTATGTCTATAATGGCAGCACAGACAATTCCTAAGCAAAATCAACCACAACAAGCTCAACAGCCCAAAAAAGGTACTAAATCGTCTCCAGCTCTCCAAAAGATGCCAAAATCATACCAAACGTCTAATCAAAGTGTTGAAACGAGACAACAAAGGGACAAATAGACAAGTATGAAGCCTAGACGGAGACCCCGTCGTCCTGTAGGAGGTTAATATGGCCAGAAAGAATACTTTAGTAACTCAGATAGCCGCTAATCAAAGTCTATCTAGTTCCTTTATAAGCGCACCCACTGTAGTGCGTTACCTCGATAACTGTAGTTATCAAATCAACATTAACACCACTAATTCAACTGGAACCTTTGCAGTTCAAGTCAGCAATGATTATTACGTTAATGAAGGAAATGATAGTGTTGTAGTTAATCCTGGAAACTGGACATCTTTAACCTTAGCTGGTGGCACTCCTTTTGCAAATGCAGCAAATGATACAATCGTCATCAACCTTAATCAATTACCTTTTTACGCTGTTCGTATAGCTTATACATCTACAATCGCTGGAACGGGAACTTGCTCTATCTATATTACAGATAAGCAAATCGGAGGATAATATGCAAAACTACGTTTACCCAAGTTCTAGTAATGTTACAATCACCGGTTCTACAAATGGAACTCCCATCCCAACAACAAGCATTGTAGTTGGTGGTGAAAACGCTGGTGGAAATACTGAACCTTTACAACTTGATTCAAGTGGTAACCTATTAGTAGCTGTATCTGGATCTGCATTACCTGCAGGTGCTGCAACTTCTGCTAATCAAGTTATCGAAAATGGTTATTTACTAAATATTCAAACTTATACAGGAAATACATCAACTTCTTTAGCTGAAACTGTTGTAGCTAATGGCTCCTCAGCCCCTGGTTATACCCTACAAGTCGGTATAATGAAAGGTGGAGTTACAGAACCAATTACTTCAGGTTCTGCAACCTCAGCCAATTCTATACCAGTTGTGATTGCTTCTGATCAAGCAGCTTTACCTCTTCCTACTGGAGCTGCAACTTCTGCTAATCAAACAACTGAAATTAATCTTATAACTACAAGGCTTACAGGTTCTTTAGTTCCTACAGCATTCGATGAAATTGATTTAACTTATATTGTTTCTGGAAACGGAACTGGACAAATTGGAACAGCAGTTTATAAACTAGCTTCAGTAACTGTTAAGACATTAACTTTAACTTATGATAGCTCTAATAGGTTATCTACAGTTGTAGCGAGTTAATTATGGCATTATCATTTAATTTTAATCCATTCACAGGTAACTTCGATCAGATTAGTACAGTAACTATTAATGCTACAGCAAATGGTCTAAGCATTGATTCTAATCAAGTACTATCATTAGCTTTGTCTTCTACGTCTACGACAGGCGCTCTCAGCTCTACTGATTGGAACACGTTCAACGGTAAACAAGCATCAGGTAACTATATTACCGCTTTAACTGGTGATGTTACGGCTACTGGACCTGGATCTGTAGCTGCTACATTGGCGACTGTTAATAGCAATACTGGAAGTTTTGGGTCTTCTACTTCTATTCCAAGTTTTACAGTCAATGGAAAAGGTTTAATAACTGCAGCATCTGGAAATGTTGTAATTGCTCCGGCAGGAACATTATCTGGTACAACATTAAATAGCACCGTGGTGAGTTCGAGCTTAACTTCAGTAGGAACTATTACCTCTGGGACCTGGAATGGTACAACTATTGCTATAGCTAACGGTGGAACAGGTCAGACTTCGTTAATTACTACACCAACAGCGTCGACGATTCCAGCATGGGATGCTAATAAGAACTTAAGTGCTAATAACCTGATCGAAGGATATGCTACAACTGCAACCGCAGCTGGAACCACTACTTTAACAGTTGCATCACCTTATCAACAATATTTCACAGGAACATCAACCCAAACAGTTGTACTACCTGTAACTTCAACACTAGTCTTAGGTCAACAATTCCAGATTATAAATAATAGTACAGGAACTGTAACTGTTGAATCATCCGGTGCTAACGTCATTCAAGCAATGGCAGCAAATACCCAACTAACTGTGACTGTAATTTCTACATCATTAACGACAGCTGCAGCTTGGAACGCAGTATATGTATCTGGTATAGCGGCAGTTATTAATCCGACTCAACAAAAATTTCTTTCAGGCTCAGGAACTTATACCACTCCCGCAGGTGTTCAATACATCAGAGTCCAAATGGCAGGCGGCGGCGGCGGTGGTGCAGGATCTGGAACCGCAGCTGGTAGTGCTGCAACATCTGGAGGTAACTCAACTTTTGGAACTTCGTTATTAACAGCTAATGGCGGTGCTTTCGCACCATTTGGAGGTATATCTACATCAGGTGGCGTAGGTGGAACGGCAACTCTTAATAGTCCTGCATTTGGTACAGCTACAAAAGGTGGACAAGGCGGAGGAGGTGGATTCTCTACCTCAAGTTCAGCTCCAGGAAATGGTATGGGCGGCGCCAATGCCTTTGGTGGCGGTGGAGCTTCTGGTGGATCTGTAAATAATACCGGTGGGGATTCAACAGGTAAAGATGCAGTTGCTAATACAGGTGGCGGCGGTGGCGGAGCTGGAGAATATAGTGCTATCAACTCCTACGGTGGTGGGGGTGGTGGAGCTGGAGGATACATCGATGCGATTATTCCATCTCCAAGTTCTACTTATAGTTATGCTATAGGCGCTGGTGGTAATAGCGGTGGAGCTGGAACTAATGGTAGTGCCGGCGGTAATGGTACTGCAGGTATCATAATTGTTACGGAATATTATACTAATTATCAAGTTAGTACAACTACTTCAGTTGCAGCGGGCACGTTCTTAGCAGGACCGACAAGTGGTAGTAATGGAAATCCTACCTTTAGAGCGTTACAAGCACCTACAATCCAAAAGTTTACCTCTGGATCTGGAACTTATACAACTCCGGCAGGCGCGTTATACATCAAAGTCCAAATGGTTGGCGGCGGCGGTGGTGGACAAGGATCTGGTTCGGGTGGAGGATTTAGTGGTCTTAGCGGATCTAATACGACCTTTGGAACTAACACTGCGGGACTAGGCAGCGGTGCTCCGGGCAATGGCGCTGGGGGCGCCGGTGGAACAAATACTTTTTCATTAGGTTTTGGTACATCGATTGCTGGAGGCAGCGGAGGTGGAACTGGTGCCCAATCTGCTACTAATATAGCTGTTGAAGGCTCCATGGGTGGAGGAAGTGCGTTCGGGGGGGCAGGCGGCGGTGGATCAGGCTATAGTACAACATCCGGACAAGCTGCAGCGACTAATTCAGGATCAGGCGGCGGCGGCGGCGGCGGTGCAAATGCTTCCGGTGCATATTCAGGAGCAGGCGGTGGCGCTGGTGGATACTTAGATTTTATCGTTACATCTCCAAGTTCAACCTACAGCTATGCTGTCGGAACTGGTGGAGCAGGCGGCGCTGGAGCTTCTGGTGGAGCTTCCGGTGGCGCCGGCGGTTCAGGTCTAATTATTGTTACGGAATATTATCAATAATTTTAAATAGTTAGGAATAAATATGTCAATTTTAATAGCATTTTTAGTAAGTAAATTTCAATCGTTGATCTTTAAAGCTCAACCAGCAATCGCTATAATCTCACCTATAGCGTCAAAGATTATATCTTTAGCGCCAATGCCAGTCGGGATCTTGATTGGTTATATCTTTCATGCAGAGATCAAGATTGCATTCGAAGCGATTCACGCTTTGATAAAACTAATTTCATTAATTTAAGGAGAAAACATGTCACAAAATATTAAAGCTAATAGGTCAATGCCAGTCGTAGGGTTAGGAACTTTTACACATACTGTATTAAACGCAGGTATATTCTACTGCTCTGCGCAAGCTACAGATGTACCGCCGTCTGGATTGAGCATCGTTATCAATCTAAATGGGAGTCCAGTTGCATCTACGCCTTCGTTAAATTCGAATGCTCAAACAATTGGAGTTGATGCTCATATGAACTGCGCATCGAGTGACGTTATTACAGTGGTGATCAGCTCATCAACATCGAATGATGTAAGTCTTTTAAACGCTGTCAAGACAATGATTCGCCTGGATGGCGGAGCTTTTTAAGGATTAAATATGAAGAACGTCAGCTGCAATGTACTAAGTGCGTCAGATGCTACAAGTCAAAATGGAGCTCAGATTGATTCAAATCAACTCGCAGCTGCAAGCTTTCAAGCTATATTTGGTGATAGTAGTGCTGCAGGAACTTTAAAGATTCAGATGTCGAATGATATTTTCTTAGAAAGTTATCAACCATCTAACTTTACAGTATCTAATTGGACAGACATACCAAGTGCTACATCTACTGTGACTGCAGGAGCTTCTGCAGTTATAATGTTACCTGAGATTAGTTATCGATGGATGAGAGTGGTATTTACGAGTTCTGTTGCAGGATCTACTACAATTAACGTTCAGATGTTTGCACTCGCGATTTAGTGTGATTTATGGTGGCTGGAACCTTATTCCCAATATTCTGGATTGACGCCCCAGAAATACTCTATGCGAATGTTACTCCTATACCAGGTTCTGGATCTTCTCCGTTACAGGTCGTGGCGGATAGTGGAGTAAGAGTTGCATATGGAGTTCAATGGATTGATACGACAGGGGATTACATAGGTGTTTACACAGGTTCTAGTGGTAATGAAGTTTTAAGAACTATAATTGGTGGTGGGGTAGTATCTGCAACTCCTGTGGTTATAAGTGCTCATAGTCGAGTTTCTTTACGATCTATGACTTCAACTGCTATCACTAATGGACAACTAATTATCACGTTTTTAGGTCAGGGGTTAAGCTAATGGCAACTACCACCATCAAGGACGGCTTTAATGGCGGTTCTGATAATCAGTTAAAGGTTAACTCTGATGGATCGATTAACGTCAACACGTCTGGTGGCGGTGGTGGATCGAATGTTAATTTAATTAGTGTCGGTGGCGCTAGTATAAACTTAGGCCAAACAACTGAAGCAAATTCGTTGCCGGTGGTTATTGCAAGTGATCAATCTCCTATAACCGTTATATCTTCAGGTAGTTCGACCGTTTCAGGCACAGTGACGTCGAATACGGCAGGATTAAATGCTTTTCAGACAAGTCAGTATATAATAGGCCTAACTTCGGTTCACTTAGCTCCTACCCCGCTAACTAATAGAAGTTCTATTAGTTTAGCAGTAGAAGCAGATCCAAATGTTGCTGTCTATATTGGTAATTCAAGTGCAGTAACAGTATCAACTGGCTATCCACTTTACAACGGAAGTACAATACAATTAGATTTAACACCTACAGGTAATATTTGGGCTATTACAGCAACTGCTGGTCAAACCATAGCAGTACTGGAGATAGCATAAATGGCAAGAATTGGTACCAGTTCAACTGGCGGTAATGTTAACATTCAGGATACGAATGGCAATCCACTTAACAGTGTTAATGGCGCCTTAAATGTTAATATTGAAGGTGTTAATCCTAATCAGAACTCAGTTTTGATATATAATGCTGAGTCCGCAGTTGCAGTAGGCGTCACGACTACAGTAGCAACCTATACAGCACCTGCTTCCCCTACAGTTGCGTGTTTATTGTTAGTATCAGTAGGTGGTACAAATGTTGCACAGTGGACGATTACAAATAGTAGCAGTGGGATTTATGACCAGAACTACACATCAGCTGCGCAACTAAACGAAGTTTTTACGTTTGAAACAGGATCGTCTATAGTCCCTGGTCAAATAATAGGTGCAGGAAACACTATAACGGTGTCTGTAAAACAAGTCGGGACTGGTCCCGGAAATTTTAACGCTCGAGTACAAATATTGGAGATAGGTTAATATGTTAGAACAAAAGAAATTAAAAGCGGAGCTTTTAAGAGTCCAAGCTGCTAAGGCAGAAATGGAATACATCATGGAACAGAGGATGGAAGAAATACGACGGCTAGAAGAGGCCGTTAAGAAACAAGAACTTGCAGAATCTTCACTGCAGGAAAAACTAAATGCCTTAGTAGGAGGATAAACTAATGAGCGATTTTAACAGTTCCTTACCGGTCAGGACCGAAAACCCCGGTGACGTAATCGTCAAACTATCAGACGCAACTACGCCAAGTCAACAACAGGCCGTTAACGCGGCCGGATCCGCCCAGATTGCCGGGCAAGGTATAGCTGGCACCCCCGCCGGCGGAGTGGTATCCGTTCAAGGTGTTAGTGGCGGAACGCCACTACCCATTAGCGGGAGTATCACAGTAACAGATCCAGCGGAAGGTCCTGTCGGATCACCCCCGCCTTCTGACGCTATGTATATTGGAGCATTGGTTTCGACTGCTGCCCCTTCATTTAGCTCAGGAAACATGGAGTCTCTATCGTTAACGTTAGCTGGAGCCGTACGAGTAGATGGGTCAGCAGTGACTCAACCTATCAGTGCTGCAAGCTTACCGCTACCAACTGGAGCAGCTACTAATTCTGAATTGATTACGATTAATTCTACTTTAGGATCGCCATTCCAAGCTGGCGGAAGCATCGGAAATACTGCATTTGGTATTTCTGGTTCTTTGCCCGCTGGTAGTAATGTTATCGGTGCAGTAACTCAATCAGGTGGACCTTGGACTGACAACTTGACTGAAGTTGGTGGTTCTGCCATCTCTTTGGGTCAAAAAACGATGGCAGCATCTTTGCCTGTTGTTATCGCTTCTGATCAATCGATTCTATTGACAAGTGATAAAGCTGATGGACCAGCGGCTCCGGGAGCAGCTTCCAGCTTCTCTCTATTATCTGGGGCTATTTATAACAGCTCGCCAATCAGTTTAACGAACGGTCAGCAAGCTTCGTTGCAATCGGATTCAGCTGGACGTTTATTGGTTGATGGGTCACAAGTGACTCAGCCAGTCAGTGGAACAATTACAGCAAATCAAGGTGGCGCACCTTGGAGCCAGAATATCACTCAGATTTCTGGAGCTTCTCCAAGTGCTTCGAACAGTTTACCAGTTGAGATCTCATTAGGATCTTCATTTATAAGCTCTTCAAACCCACTGCCTGTTATTCTTGATCCAGCCGGTGCTGGAACTCCGGTCATGGATTTTAAAGATGCTAGTGCGATTGCTGCTGGATCTTCTGATAATCATGACTATACAGTTACAACAGGAAAAACTCTGCACTTACAGCAGATTGAATCTTCTGCTGCTGGAAAAGCAAAGATGACTCTGGAAATTGAAACTGGCGTTGGAACAAGTGTATTTACGTCTATGGCAGTTCAATTTAACTCTACTGCAACTCCTGATATGAGTTTGATTATTCAATCTCCTATGTTAGTAGCTGCTGGAGTTAGAGTCCGCGTTGTAATGTTAAATAGAGATCTTCAAGCTGATGATCTATATAGTTCAATAATTGGATTTGAAATCTAATAGGTGATGTATGGCAGATATAAATTCTAGGTTACCAACACAAGATCAGGCAGATGGAACATCTGGGTCTGCCATACCTACCGAAGCTATATTGGTTGGAGGTTCAGACGGAACTAACCTCCAACCTATTTCTACTACATCAACTGGGGTAGTTAATACTAAAGATCAATCTGACGGACCTGTAACTCCTGGCACTGTATCAAGTTTTTCACAACTTATAGGTGGTCAATATAATAGCACACAATCTGCTCTTACAACTGGTCAACAAGCGGCTTTACAATCAGATGTTCGTGGAAATTTATTAATAGGTTCAGGTTCTGTTGCAATATCTGGTTCTATTGCAGGAAATGGTAATATATTACTAATCCCCAATGGTGGTATAACAAATATTAATTCTTATTCTGGGATACTAATAGAAATAAGTGGAACTTGGAGTTCAACTTTAACTCTTACAGGTTCAAATAGTGGTAGTTCATTTTTTACAATTGATGTAATAAATTTATCTAACCCAAATAATGGACCACAATCAACAATTACATCAAATGGATTATACTATGCACCGATCGGAGCTACAAATATAGCCTTAACGTCTTCATCATATGTTTCCGGTACGGTACTTTGTTATGCTCAATTACGATCAATTCCTCCAGCAATACTTAATGCACCATTTAAAACAGACGTGTCTACAACTGGAACTTTAGGCGCATTAAATGCCACTCTACAGTTACCTATAACTGACGTATCATCCGCATATGCATTAATCTCAGGAACATGGGCAGGTACTATTCAGTTTCAAGGTAGTGTTAATGGTAGTTCGTACGTTCCATTGGAAGCAGTCCAGGGGGGACCTACAAATGCTTATACTACTGCTGGGTTTACTACAAATGGTGGCGTAAGACTTGCATTACCTGCTGGTTTTACAAACATCCAAGCTATAATGACAGCGTATACGTCCGGTACGGCTACTGTTGTTATAAATACTTCATCTGGAGTGTCAAATATTGAAGCGATTCAGCTTAATGCTGCTAATTTAAAAACCACAGCTTATACTGTTGACGGCTCCGGAAATGCCATCAATTCAATAAATTCGCAACTAGAAACTGCTGATATTATTAACACATCTATATCAAGCGGTAGTATCACTGTTGGCACTACAGCTGTTGCAGCTAGAGTGGGTGCCTCTAACCTAACAAGTAGAAAACAACTTATGATAGCTCCCGTTACCTATACAATTTATATAGGCGCTACTTCTGGGGTCACTACAGCTACCGGCATTCCAATATATCCAGGTCAAGTTGTGGCGTTTGCGTATGGCGCTAGTGTTACTCCGTATTTAATAGCTGCAACTTCTGGCACTGTAAACGTATTCGAAGGAGCTTAATATGGCACAAAATGGATACTTTTCTTCATACAGTCCCCCAACAACAGCTACTAACTACACGGTTACTAGTACTTCAGCTCAGACTTTAACTACTGGTGGAGTTGTTATTGCAACGGTCACGCCTGTAGCCGGAACCTATCTAGTTGTAGCAAGCTGTAGTTTAACAGCTTCAAGTGCGGCAGGTAACGTTGCCACGGTTGGTATATTATACAATGGGACGTATCAGACTGGCAGCTTGCATACAGCCACGCCTCAAAGCACAAATACGAGTATTATTTATTCTAACGGCTTTCAAGCCATGACAATTGCAACAAATTGTATCTTGACTGTTAATGGTTCTATAGCCGTTACCTTAGCAGGTTATACGAATACTGGCACCGTAACAGTTAACCCTTTAGTAATGAATTTAGTGAGGATAGCATAATGACTAATGATCAAATCATTGCAGCAATTACAACAGCTTTACAGACTCAAGATGTAAACGGCGAATACGCTAATGTTATTTTGTTGATGCAGGCGTCTATAATAAATAGCTTAGGTAGTATGCCGCCTGATCAACTGGCTAATATTTGCACACTTTTAAACATCAACACGAGTGGTTCTTAATATGAAAAATTTACGTAAACTTATAGCATTTATAAAACGAACCTTTGTCGCCGAATGCCCAAAGTGCCATAAGCATTTCTACGGTACAGAGAAACATTATCATCAAATAAAAATTAATAATAAACACTACCGAATAATATGTGGTAGATGCCAGGAGGAACATCAAATTGTAAAGTAAAACAGTTTATGTTATAAACTATGGATCATTTAGACAGAATACACGACAAAATAACCAAGATAGAAGTAACCTTAGGCCAGCAGCACCAAGAACTTAAAGACCACATCCGCAGAACGGCATTGCTTGAGATACAAACTGAGCAATTTAAAAAATTAGTATATAAAATGGATGGTGGGGTTAAAGTCTTATTCGCTCTTCTCACCATCATCGAGATTATCTCGAAGCTCTGGCATTAGTATAATTCCAGATTTTTCAGGTTTTGGATTAAGCTTACAAGCACCACAACTACAACACTTTAGATACAGTGGATTAGTTGGATGCTCATACATCAAAGCTGCATGACATTCAAAACAAACCATCTCTAGATAGGTTGGTTCAATGGGCGATTCTTTAGCTTTTCGTTCCATATCTTTGAATCCTCCTCCACATTTGGATTGTAGCTTTTAAACGACTGTAAATGTCCAAATACAAGGTGACAGTCTCTCCCAGAGTGCTCACATAAAGTAATTAAATTGTTAAGATCTAATTCTAACTCTGGATGGCTATGAAATGGCTTTTTATGGTGTACTTGTAATTTATCCTTACCACCGCAAACTGCGCAAACACCGTAACTATTAAGGTGTTCTTTACGCACAGTGTGCCAATGGTTTGATCTGATATTCGTTACAGTAGTCTTTCCTTTTACAACGTCGTGAATATGTCTTAATAGCCTGTGTATCATATGTCAATCCAATATGTTGCATAGGGATTACTATAACTGGGCAAATAATATTGTGCTGCCACAGCTTTCATAACCTCAGGGGTTCCGTATATTTTAGTTTGTCGCCAATGCCAAAATTTACCTGATAAATTAGCAATCCAAGATTTACGTTTTGTAGCCTGCCATTGTAACCAATTTAAACGTCTAGAATCAGTATCTGAAATTGGACTACCAATACATGATGTCCCAATAACTAAGGCATTATATATGGCAAATGGAAACATCAAGAATGATGGTACACCGCGGGCTAATAAATAAGCGTAAACAAGTTGTGGATAGCGCCACATAGGAAAGACTAAGTGAAAATTGACAGCAATATCAAATTCTGCATAGCCGGCAAGTACACCGATGTGGTTATCGATTACATCTGGAGATGGATCACCTGGTGCTCTATGTAAACAATGATCTGTCCCAATACAAGATGATATAAGCTGAGCGTAACGAGTGATGTCTTCATCTGTTAAACCCTCATTACGGTGTAGCATTATATAATATTCAGAGGTAAACATAGTTCCATTATCAGAACCACGAAGAGTTCCCGGAGTGATAGGTCTTGGAGCCAATAACCCATTACCATCTATAAATGGTTGAAAGTCACTCTTAATATTCATGCCACACCAGTGAGAAATAGCGCTCTTTCAGCTTCTCTACGTCTAGTCAAACCTTCAGATACCTTACCTCCCGCTTGATTCCACATTAGGAATCGTTCCGCAGCTATTTCAAAGTTACCTAAATTAATTTGCTTTAATAAACCAGAACCATTGAAGTTACCTAAGCCAATATTATAAGCTAGAGATACTAATGCAGAGAACTGATTTTCATTAACATCTACGTCTAGTCGATCAGATACGCCCTCTTCGAATCGACCTAAATCTTGTCTTAGCTGATTGTCAGCTTGCTCTCGAGTCCATATTAGGTCTGGTTTAACTTCTGGACCTGTATGTCCCCAGCCTATAGTCCATATACCGACTATATCTTGGTAAGATTTTAACTTGCAGCTTTCAAACTCTTTTATTAAATCTAAACCTAATTCATTGATCTTCATAACTACTCCAAAAAGATAAAGCCTTCCTTGGCATCATCTTAAATTATCGTTGAACCATATCTGTAGTTTCGTTGAATTTTTTACATAATGTTTTTTCTGGATGTTCACTACAAATCTCTGAGATCTGATCTAAAACATCTTTTGTCATAGATGATTGGGGAACTGCTTCTCCTACCCGGGTACTTGGTAATACTACGGGTAAACTCTCTAGTTCGTTGAATAAGAATCCTACTACATATTCATGAGGAACTGCTAATCCAAAGCCTAAATCGCTTGATCCGGCAAAGATAACTGCGCTAATTTTATTATCTTCTCCGTAAACGGCAGACCCTGAAGATCCAGGTTGAATTAGAGCGGATACTTGGATAGCATCATAAGTTTGAATAATCGGCATAAGGCCCATAATCGCACATAAGAAAGCGGATTCGGGATTAGACATGTCTGCAGCAGAACATGCTCTTGTTCCAATTACTACACTCACGACTCGTTTTGAAGAAAAATGTCCTCGGGTAATAATCGTTGGCGAAAGGTGGGGATGCCCGGATACGGTAACTACATCGAACATCTCAGGTGCTTCTGGCGAAATCTTAGCAATCGGCCCTGCATTACCTGAAGCTTCAATAAGACATAAATCATGTCTTTTTGATACCTTAAACGCAGATACTACGAATTTTTGACCGCTAATATTCTTAATTAATCCACCTGCTTTTACTACACCACAGACGTGGGCGTTGGTGAGGATATAGGAATTTTGATCGGTGGTGGCTACAATGGTGCCGCTTCCACCTGAATTTTCCATTAAATTGGTGATCATAACAGTAGAACGAGGGATAAACTTGTCAGGACTTGTACTACAAGCCATCAGACTTAACATTGATAGAACGATAATAATTTTATTCATGCTTTTTCTCCTATTCTAATAATACAGGTTCTGCACCATAAATGTCACGAATTATTTTACATTGTTCTTTAAAATGTGACTTTAACCATTTATGATCATTATTCAGAAATATGATAACTTTACAGCTTTCCTTACCTTTAAATTTACGAATACCCCTACCAATTTGTTGAATTAGCTGATTTTTAGACTTACCTAAACCAGCGATAATAATAAATTCGGAAGGTTTTGTATCAACACCTTCACCAACTACCCCCGTGGTGCCTACTATAGCTTTTAATTTACCTTCATTGAAGAACCGGATAATATCTTCTGAGTCGTCTGATTCGCCATTCGCGAATTGCAAACGAGCTAGCTCACTAATTATCTCCCCGTGCTTTATTTCCTTAACTAATACAAGAGTAGAGATACCGTTAGAACTAAGAGACTGCACAATGCTAGCAACAGTATCGTTAAGACGGTTATTATTAACCACAAGGGTGTTGTATACTTTAGCCCACGGAAGCCCTTCGTATTGTCCACGACTAACTTTAGATAATGACGACGTATCATAATAATAAAACTCCACAGGAACTATATAACCTTTTTCAACTGCTTTGTGGTAATCAATAGAATATATTAACTGACCTGCAATACTCTCTAATAGGATATTTTCTTCTTCTCTTGATCTAAAGGCAGTACCAGTAAAAAAGAATCGATAATAGATATTTTTCCAAGATGTCTTATTCAATAAGCGATAAGTTTTAGATGCGGAGTGATGTGCTTCATCTATAATCAACATATCGTAATTATTAGCTTTTTTAAGTTTAGATGAATCTATATTCTCTATAGTTATATTATCTAATTTACCGAAGATGTTAATAAAAGACTCTGTAAGTTGTTTCTTAAGGGTTAGATTTGGAACTACTATAAGTGTGCGAACTTGCAAGGCATTTACTAATAATGCCATTGATATACTCTTGCCAAAGCCTGTTACAGCGCTAATTGTTCCCCTATGAAACTTGACAGCCGAATCTACGATTTCTAATTGTTCAGGATAAGGCTCATAGTCAAACTTAGCCTTAAACATACCAGGTTTAGATATAGGCTGTTTGCGGGTATCAAGAGTAGCATAGTCGAAGTTGGATAGGTATCGGTGTACATAAGGCAGTAAACCTGTGCTAAAGGTACCTTTCTTCGTCAATAGGTACCGTTTCTCTGAATGCATACCACCATAGGGGGTGTATTTAGGTGGAAGTTTATACGAAAGTATCTCTTGTAGAGCTTTAGTCTGCTCTATAGATAACCCTTCAACCTTAGATTCACTGTTGCCTACCTCTAGTTTAATCATATTAGTATAAATCGGTGGGGCCACCATGTCTAATTGCTAGTAATACTATGAAAAATGATAATATCGTTATTATCACACCTATCCACATAAAATATCTTCTACCCATAATTACTCCTACCAATAGTATAAGATAAACTTATAAAATCGCCAAGAAAATATTTATTTTATTACACTATTGCTTTTTCTTTAAAAATATGATAATCCTGTAGATATACAGATTATCTATTCAAATTCACTACTTACATCTTAACTAAATAAAGGGGTTAACACCCCTTTAAAACCCCGAAAATTCTAACGAATTTTATGTTAC